CCCGCGCCACCGCCGCCGCCCGATCCACCATCTTTGCCAGCCGTTGTGGTATCACCGCCGCCACCACCACCACCCGCTGATGTGAGAGTTGAAAATACAGAAGTCCCGCCATTAGTGCCTTGGTTCGCGGTACTGCCAGTGCTTCCTGCTCCACCAGCACCAACCGTGACTGTGTAGTTTGTGCTTAAAGAAAGCGACAATAATGAGCCGGTACGAAAACCACCGCCACCGCCACCGCCAAGGTATCCTCCACCGCCGCCGCCTCCGGCAACCACAAGATATTCCAAAGGTACTATATTTGTAAATGTAACTGTTTCACTTGTTGTGCTTGTTGCTGTAACTGAATAAATGTTGAAGCCACCAGACGTAGACGAAGTGACTGTTACCCCGGATGAAAATACAGCATAAACAGTCGATGGCACTTTGATGATGACAACTCCCGAGCCGCCAGCTTTTGCATCGTTGGAATCGCCACCTGCGTTTGTTTCGCCTGCTCCACCACCACCGCCGCCCGTGTTGGCAGTTCCGGCTACAGCAGCAACGTAAGGAGTATCCCCGCCTCCTCGACCACCACCGCCCGTGCCGCCAGCGCCGCCCGTTCCGGTTGACCCGCCAGCCGATCTTCCACCGCCACCGCCGCCACCGGCATAAGTTACCGACGATCCTGTAATAGAGGATGCAACACCAGCACCTCCAGCAGTACCATTAGTGCTTGTTGTTAGGCTTGCAGCCGCAGCACCTGCACCACCACCACCGGCACTAGCGTAATTTCCCGCTGCGCCCGTTGATGCGCCACCCGCAAAACCTTGATTTGTTGTGCCAGCGCCAGCCGTTCCTGATGCGCCATTGTTTCTTGCACCACCACCCGAACCGCCAGTAGAACCAGCAGAACCCGTAACTGTGCCGCCGCCTTTTCCACCACCTGTTGATGTGATGGTATTGAATACAGAATCTGAGCCGTTACTGCCGTTTGTTGAGGGCGTAACTTGTGCAGCACCACCTGCACCCACCGTAACGGTATATGCAACGCCATAAGAAAGCGTTAACTGCGCTTCCGCAGAGCCGCCGCCTCCGCTAGTTCCTGCGCTTGTGCGATAACCACCTGCCCCACCACCGCCTCCGGGTGCGCCACCGCCACCTCCACCGCCACCCGCTATAACAAGGAAGTCAGTAGAAAAAGTAGTGGCTGCACCGGCTGCTTTGGCAAAGAAAAAGTTTTTGGCTGCAAACATGATTAGGTGTAGTTCTGAACAGCACTGCCAAACCAGGACGAACCGTCAGCGACAAAAGTGATGATGTCATAACGGGACGCAGTAGTAGTAATCGTAGGAGCCGTGTTTGCAGGCCACTTCACACCAGTGAACGTAGCCGTTAGGTTTCCAGCGCCCGTGTTGAGCAAGAGCAAGAAAGACTTGCCAGCCGTAACTGTTGGCATGGTGAACGTGCAGTTTCCGGTCAGCGTCACCGTTTGCACCGTGCCATTGCTTAGAGACAGCGTCTGAGTCGTGCTGCTGTTGCCAATCGCCACCACACCCTCGGTGTAGTTGTTGACCTGGGTGTTAGTCAGCGTGACGTTGCCAAAGCTGGTAGTCGTGTTGCCCAGGTAGACGGCAGTGTTGCCAAGCGTAATCGACGTGGCAAAGTTTTGGTCAAGTTGCGACAGCGGAATTGCGGCAGTCGCAGTTGCAAAGATATTTGGAACAGCCATTAGAACCTCGCTCTTAGTTCGTGTTCAAACTCAAAACCATTGACTACAAATCCCGGCGTAGTGGATGTCAAGGTTTGACCTAGATATTTACCCCATTGTTCTGCATCAGTCTTAAATAGCGTATATCCAGCACCAATCCACGGAATTACGGCATTAGAACTATTTGTCCATGGAATTGTTGTGCCAACATAGTTGTACCAAGTCGCATAGTTTACAAGCGTGTAGCTTGGGCTGCTACCTACTTCGCTATCTACAGTGACGTTCAACGTGCCAGCCGTAGTCAGTGTTGCCTCAATGCCGATCTTGAGCGCCTGCTTGTCCCTAATAGGATCGCCCATGGGCATCAGCGCCGTCTGAATCGTGCTGGACGTATTGGCTGTGCTGTTGCCGTACAGTTTGTAGAGGGCGTTGCTATCCGTGCCATATAGAGTAATCAGGCCACCCGCCGGAACGGAAGTTACATAGTTGAGCGTGTCACCCTGGCTGGTGAAAAACCACTTTTTCTCAAAAAACACGGCCTGCACAAACCGCGAACCGCCGTAATAGTTCTGCTTGAAGTTGAATGCGGCGCACAGAATGTTGTTGATTAGAACCTGCCCAGCCGTAATCGGAGAGGTAAAGTCGATGGTCGTAAACACCCCGTCCAGTGCGTCTGACAGCTTGCTGGTAGTCGAGCCAACCAGGGCGTACACCCCGTAATCGTTCAGGAACAGCACGGAACGGAAATACGGGAAAATTGCGTCCTTGCGCTTTGAGCCAACCGAGGCGCTGACGTTGGTGTTGGTGAACAGCGTCAGGCCGGCAGTCGTTACCCGGACATCCGAGAACACGTTAATGCTGTCATCGCCAAAGACGTAGAGGAAGTTGTTGGCAGACAGAATCTGCTGAATGTTGCCGTGCAGCGTCGAGTCAGTCAGCAGGATGTTGCCAGCCGAGACACTGGTGAAATCGTTGTACGAGCCGGCTGCGGAATACGCCACCGTCCGTCCGTAAGCCACCCAGACACGCCCAGAAAACGAGGCCACGCCTACGTTGTCGTTGCTGTTGATGATTGCCTTGGCAGTCGCGTTGCTGCCGCCGCCGCCAGTGATCGTTGCCGTGATGTTGGCAGTGTTCGTGTAGCCAGAACCAGGGTTGTTCATCAACACCTGAGTGACTTGACCGCCGGATAGCACCGCCGTTGCCGTGGCATTCGTCCCGCCGCCCCCGGAAATGGTCACTACCGTGTTGGAAGCATTGGTGTAGCCGCTGCCGCCGTTGGTCACAAGTACCGTTACCGTGCCTGTTTTGAAGGTCACAATGCCTGCAATGGCGCTTGCACCAGAGCCACCACCCCCGGAAAGGGTGATGGTTGGGGCTACGGTATAGCCAGTTCCGGCCTCAGAAATGGTGATGGAAGTGACTGCATTCCCAGAAACCGTGGCATTTGCCAGCGCCTGAACGCCATTGGCGTTGTTCGGGGCTGAAATGGTCACTGTCGGGACGCTGGTGTAGCCAGAACCACCGGAAACAATGGCAATGGAGCCAATCGAGCCTACAGCCACCAGGTTTGTGCCATCCCAGGTGTAGTAGCCATTAGACGGGTCAAGAATCAGCGCCCGTTCGTCTTTCCACTGCCCGACTTCTACGCCAGCCGCCGAGAATGTGCCGGCAACGGCTACGTTACCTTTGGCAGAATCTGTGACGTTAAAGAATTCGCACCTGCCATCCGATTCAAACGCAAGGATGTAGTCTTTGTTATTTATCGAGCAGGAAAACAAGTTGGTGACATGATCTTGATGTTGCCAAAACCAATGGGTTGAGCATTCTCAATCCATGCGAATTCAGTCTCATCAATAGATGTCCGGTTGGCCTTGGTGTTGACCCCCTTGAACTCCTTGATGACCTTATATGACTTTTTTTGCTCGGCAGCAGCCATATCAGTACGGATTCGAGTAAGGGTTGGGTATCCTTCTGGTGTACGTTGTCGTTAAGACAGATTGTGCCTGTAGCTGATATTGCTGCTTGAAAATCTCAGCTTCGCCATAAGATTGTTCTTTGAACTTGGCCTTGTAACAAGCATAGAACGCCACCGGGGTAGTCCACGGGTCAGGTATCTGGTCTACTTCCGTGCCGCTAACTAGCGGTGTCGGGAGGATGACCGTATCGCATTCCATCGTGTACGTTTGATCTGGAACCGGGCCAATGTATAGGCTGGTTGGCCCGTACATGGAGAAGGCAATCGGTTGACCAATGTAATTTTGCCAGTAACGCAGTTGTGCGTTGAATTGCGTCCAGGGCAAGTAGCGCATTGGAACGCGAGTGTTTCCCCAATACAGATTGATGTTCAGCACATCCATGGTCTGCATTGCCTGGGGAAAATCTGTCAAAAAGGTATAGACCTCTTTGTTGGTAACTGCCGTGACTGTCTGTATTTGTCTCAGACAGCCGGTATCTCTGACTAGACGCTGACGAGCGTCATTGATGTAGTCAGTCAGTTCATTGTCAGAATAGAAGTTGCCATTAGCATCATGGAGCAACCTGCGACATTCTGTAATGTAGCCCGAAAGAGTTTGTGACATCTGTATCCCATTATGCAGTCAAGGATAGGAGTTTTCCCCCCGCCCGCTTTGCAGCAGGAAGGGGTACTTGTTCCACCACCGGGGATAAAGAGTGGTCTTGTTGAGGCGCTTCCTCGACAATCACAAAGTTTGCCAGCTTTTTCAATCCATCAGGAATTTCATTGCTGGTCAAACAAAGTCCGAGGGAGGCCAAATACGGTTCCTTATTATTGTCACCGTATCCGAGTATGTGACGCGCTGCCTCCAGCGGTATTTCGACAGTTTCATTTGTTGGGAACGAAACGTCTTTGCCGCGATAGTCAACGACAAGAGGCTTGAAGTTCTTGTTTGTCACATAGACGGTTGTCATTACAGAGTCACCACATCGCCAAATACGGTTATATCGCAAGTACCATTGGTGACAGCGGTGTTGACCTTCACATACAGAGCGCCTGCGGTGTAGACCGTAGTTGCTGCTGCGGTAGACAGGGGAATGTCCTGCCAAGTCAAGTTGCTAGTCACGCTAGAGAGAACCGTCACGTTCGACACGGCATTTGAGGCGTTTCCGTCCGAGGAGGTCAGAACCACCACGTTTGCCGTGTTGATCGTAGCGTTAGCGTTTGCAACGGTAATCTTGCGAACGATGTATGCCGTTCCCGAAACAATGGGAATGGTCACAGCCGTATTGCCGGCTGTTCCGACAGAACCGCCCTGGACTTTGCCCAAAGCAATTCCGTCAAAACGGTCGGTGTACAGAGCGCCTACATGGTTCGCAATCATGTCGGCTCCTTACGAGGCAAAGGTGCTGTTAGCGGCCTGACCACCGTTGACGGTCACTAGCGTGGCGGTGGTGTTAGCGTTAAGTGCTTTCGCACCTACGTTTGTACCATCCGACAGGAAGTAGCCACCAACGCCGTTTCCAAGCATTGTTCCCCAGCTTGTACCGTCATACATAACGATGGTGATATTTGCTTGACCATTCATCATGTACGCGCCAGCAGTAATCACGGTTCCGTTGCCGGAGGTGACGGCTGCTACCGTGGTAGTTTGCAGGTAGGACGAAGTAGTATTGGTTACGGTATTCGCAACCAAAATTTTGTTCATTGCAAGTGCCATGGCTTTTTCTCCTTACAGTGTGAGTGAGTTATAGCCGGTCACTTGGGTCATTGACTTAGGCTTGGTGTTTACCAGTTCGGCAATCATCAAGACCGCGCCAACGTAACCAATCTGCCAGTTCGGGAGGGTGGACTCAAAACCCGTGAACACAAACGAACCCTGGTCGTGGATGTACAACGACAGGTAGTTGGTGTTAATCAGGTAGAGTTTACCTTCCGGGCAGTACGGATCAGGATAGATCGGCACACCGGCAACCATCAGGGCGCGGAACGCAGCCTGGGGGCCGTTGGCATCGCTATCGAAACCGCTGCCGGGGGTAATGACGTATTGCTCTTGACCCACATAATCTTGAGCCAGCAGCGTCCAAGTGCCGAAGCCGCACACGCCGAACGAGGGCATTTCTGCGCCGTTCTTGACCGTGCCGCTGATGTACTGAAGTACGTTTTGACGAGTCGGGTTGACCGAGCCAGCAGCGTACTGCTTGGACTGCCACCAAGTGTAGGTGGAACGATCAATGTTGCCGTAGTTACCGGCGGCAGGGTTGCTATTCGAGATAGCGCCCGGCAGACCGATAAACTGCTGCGAGTTGGTCGTGTTGTTGTACAGGGCCGTAGCCATTGCGTCCATCATTACGTTGGTCGCATCGTTCATACGGGCTTCGATCAACGGGATGACCGCATGATCTTGCTGCACAGCACCTTCCATTCCGAGGAACGGAACTGGCGCAATCATCAGCTTCAGGTTGAATTCAGCGTTGTACGCGCCTTGCTGAACGCTAGGCTGTGCAAACGATCCGCTGTAGTCAGACCATTGAGCATTGACAAACTGCGCTCCCTGGACGGGAACTGTGACAGATGACACACCACCGGAAGCCTGCTGACTGTTTGCAATCAGTGCCGCCATGAGGGGAGTCGAGTTGTAAAGCTGGACAACCAGTTTCGGGATAAACGCACGCCGAGTGACATAAGTCAGTTCGGTGTACTGGGTAGAACCCGAAGCCGGAAGAATACCGCCGCCGATAGGCATGGTTCATCTCCGAATTAAAAATATCCCCTGATACTACTTAAATCCCGATGGGCCGCGAAGTTTTCCGCAACTCAGCGAGGGCTTTGGATGCTTCATCCCGCGCACCTTGCACGGGATTTTTCCAATACTTGCCAAGATCAAACTTGGACATAGGATTTGGATTGTAGCCGGACGGAGTGGGTTGAGCAGATTGCTTCATCCAACTCCAGTATTCGGCTGCTGTTTTGTGGTCGGTCATGCCTTTTTCTAGCATGAGTTTTTCCACTTCAGCAACGTCCTCATCACTACTAACAAGCCCATTCATTTTGAGCCTAGAACGGCGCTTCTCCAGTTCTTCCATGGCTTCTTTTTCTTGCCATTTAGAACGGAGTTCCTGATTTTCCTTACGCATCAATTCGATGGCGGTATCAGTCTTGTCCTCAATATCCAGTTCAGGAATAGGCATATCTGGCTTGTGTCTTTTAGTCAGACGCAGAAATTCCTTACGAGTCGCAGGATTCTCAGACAGTTGACGAGCCAGCAATGCCAGTTCGTCACGCGCTTCCATGCTCATATCTTCAAGGCTCATCTTTTATCCCCTTTGATAGTTAGATGACTTTACGGCCAGTTTTGGCACTGGGTTGCTTTTCCAAGGTCATTTGATTCTTGGAATACTTACCTGGGCCATTCAGACCACCAAAAGGCGCATAGCGCGGGGTGTTCGTGATTTGACCGTTCTGTTGGTTTTGGTCAGTCGGGCGGCGCGGTTGTGACGCAGCACGGGGTTTAAACAAGTCCATGATTACTCCTTACATTGCGGGGGGTTGAGGTGCGCCACCAGGAGCCATTCCCGGTATAGCGGGTGCTGCTGCCATTGCCTTGCCTTCTGGCGTAGCACCACCAGCCTGGGGCAAGTTCTGAAGCATTTGCATGATTTCAGCGTTTTGCAATTCCTTGGTCTTTTCTTTCTTGCCACCAAGGATTCCTGACAATGAGCGCAGGACTTGCAGTGCCTTCATGCCTTCAGGCGATTCGGAGCCGAATGCCGGAAGTGCTTGTTCAATCAAGTCCATCGCCATAGAGAGGTTAATCATCGCCCCCTCTTTGTTTCCCATCTTGGGTTCTGGCGTGGACATTGGAGCAGCCATGGGCGGTGTCTCAGCGTCAGACATACTTCCCATGTCCATGCCTGGCTCTGCACCAGGCGTAGGGCCAGCAGGCGCAGGCGCTCCGCGCTGCCCTCTCATCATTTCCATCAACTTGTCTGACGGTACGCTCATGGTTAATCCCTAAGTTATCCGAATAGTGGCAAGCACTTACTAACTTGTCAAGCTAAAAAAATGGGGGCTATATTTTCCCACCCGCCCCGCAGGGGTAGACCCTTTCGGGAATTACTTGCGAGCCTTACGGCCTTTGCGAGCTTTACGCATGATTCACTCCTAACAGAGGAGGCGACCTATTTAAAAGGGAAGGAAGCCACACCCTTATCCCTTGCGGGGATTACTTACCGCCGAGTCTTGCGGGTACGCTTCATTTTTCCGTACATGGTGTACTCCTAGTAACTACGGGTTGAGGAACGTCCATCAGACCGGGGTGTAGTCCGGCTGGCATAGTTTTTACCACCCTGCACACGGTATTGCAAGGAAGGTTCCTGCCTGCCCAGCGATTTCGTGTCTACGCGAGGCTGGTCAGCTTTAGGTTGAGTATTGCCTGGATTCATTCGCCACCTACCGCTTTCAGGTCTGGTTTCCCTCCACCTTTGCCCGGAGGCTGGGGAGGCTGTTGTGCCGCAGTAGCGGCCTGCTTTTCTTCCATA